AGTTCAGGTACATCGCTCTTGGGCTTGAAACCGGGTTGTAACCGCCGGTCGTACCCGTCACGTTCTTGCGCAGGGACGGGAACTGCACCGAGTTGTAGATGCGCTGCTCCGCCTGCTTGATGAAGGTGTCATTCTGGGTCTCAGTATCAACAACGCTTACATCAGCAAGGTAGGTATCTGGAAATTGGTTTTCCGTATAGGACTGGATAGCGGCAAACAACTCGCTGTAGTTCATGTCAACCTCAAGCCATCGGGCCTCGGGCCATCACACCTTTGGTGGCCGCACCGGTACCACGGATTTTAATACCGCTGGTCTTGACGCCTTTGTATTCGTTGCTGTGTTCATTGGCAACAGACACGTTGGCATCCTTGAGGTGCTTTTTGTTGGGCACTTCTTTCAGTACAGACGGAGCGGCACGAGCGGGAACAGGAGTTCCGGGGGTTCTTTTGACGGTTGCCATATTAGCCTCCCTTGCGACCGGGGCTGCGCTGGTTCATCACCTTCGCCATGTTGCGGCCATACTTCAGCATGTCGCTGTTGGTTTTGCCACCGGCCTTCATTTTGGTCGGCTTCTGGCCGGGGTGCATGTTTTTCTCATGCTTGCGAACTGCGGTCTTTGCATCCATTTTCGACTCCTTATGTCGTCACTACCGTAACTGTACCAAGTTCCACCAATAACACCAAGTTATTTGGCGTCAGCCCATTGTCATCTGCACGCGATCCGCCAACGGGATTCCAGCCCCATTGAAAGATACGGCTACCACCTTCAACCGATCCAGTCCCGTTCGGTCCTGTTCCAGTTGTGATTTGCAAACCGCTCGTTCCAGAAAGGATGTAGCTGCGGTCCGGGCGGGGGTTACGCAAACCCTGTGGATCGTCCACCGGGTACATGCCCAACTGCAACTGCGGCTGATCGGGGTCCCAACATTCCGGGCACACCAAAAGCTCGTAATTCTTGGTCTTGATGACCTCACGGCGCAGTTGCTTGAGCAAATACCGCTGGTCGCACCGATCACACTGTGCGATTGCATATTTACCTGAAGCAAACCGGTTTCCCATCAGTACGTGCTTCCAATGAATTGCTGGCGCGGCACGAACCGCACAGCAGCCTTCTCACGATCCTCGTCAGATGCAATTTGCCATGCCTCGTCGTACTGGGCTTTCAGCATCGGGAGACGCTCAAAACCTGACGGAATTTTCCCTGCGATGTAGAAGGCCAGACCAGCCGCCATGCAGGGCACGAATCGGAAAGGCACATCCATGACGTTCACGCCGCCACCGGCATCCTGCGTGCGGCGCAGACGCCAGTACACGAACTGGTACTGCTGTGCGTTGTCCGGCGTGGGCCACACGGTGATGGCTGGAACCTGCATCCAGTACACCGTGGCGTTGTCGGAATGAGCGGCGGCCGTCGTGTTGTCCTGACCACGGAAGCAGTTGTATAGGGTATTCCCTGAGATGTATCCGTAGTTGATGATCTCGGAGTCAATCTTTACAAACCCGGCAGCGGGAAGACCAACAACAGAATCCAAAGTGATTTGGGTAGCTGACGACGTAATTGCGCCGTCCAGAGTCAGCCCGGTCGGGCTTTGCTGGCCGTTGTAACGCTGAATCCAGACCTGAATCGGTCGGGCTTGCTGGAGTTTGTTCGGCAGTGTGGCATACGTAGAGACGCTGATGCGGGTGATGGTCAGGTCCGCCTGTGTCGCGGCCACGTTTGCACCGGTACGGATGACGTGCTCAAGCAGATCAACCGTGTCATTCGGCAGGGCGTACGTGCTCTGGCCTTGAACCAAGTTGATGGTTCCTTGCTCAATCGTCCACATGTTGATGCCACGGTTGGCCCAGTCAGCAAACATGATGTTTAAACTGCGGCGAGCCGTGCGCAGGTCATAACCCGTGCGGAGTTCTGAACCGGCACGCTCAAACGCTTCCTCAACCAGATCGGTGAGGTCAAGATTAAATGCTGATGTGCCGGAAGTGTTTGCCATTACCTATACCTCGATGTCTTTTGTGCGATTTTCTTGGGCTGGGCAACAAACTGTTTCCCGGCCTTCTTTCCAGCACGTTTGGCTTTGGTTGTGGCGGCATACTCAGCGGGAGAGAGGGCCTTGATGGCCGCTTCAGGCAAGTATCGCTCCCCCGTCTTGGAAGACGGTTTGCCGGACTTGGTGCGCCATTTCTGCGCACCCCAGTCCTTGAGCGATTGCTGAGGGTCTTTCACTTGTATCCCCCGCCCTTTGCTTTGTATTGCTTTGCCAACAGTTGAGCCTTGCGGGCTGACCACTGACCCGCACCGGTTCCTTGAACTGCGCGGGACTTGATCGACTCAAACAAAGATTTTCTCATGCCGGGTTTGGTGTAGACGCCAGCCTGATTCACCTTGGACTTTGTTTTTCCGCCCTCTGCGTACTCATCAAAGTCGGTGTTATCTCGCCGAGCCTTACGCTTCGGCCCGGGCATCTTGTTGGGGTTCATGGCCCCCATGCCACGGCTGGACATCATGATCAGCACATCTTTCCACGGGTCTTGCCACGACTGGCAATCCCGTCAGCGGCCTTGACGTAACCGCCGCCAGCCTTCTTGATCACCTTCTTGGGCTTCAGGATGCCGCCATCAGGCTCTTGAGGAGCGGGGATGCCGGACTCTTCAGTCCAAACGGAGTCGCCCTTGGTTTTTTTCTTTTCCAGTTCTTCGTCCATCATGATTGCACCTCAATAGTATTTTGCGCCACGGGCACCGCGAGCCTGACCCCATCCTTTGGCGGCAGGTTTTGCGGCTTTTGCAGGCTTGGCCTTGACGGCCCCGCCCTTTTTGAAGTTCTCGGCCATGCCCTTCGGGCCAGCCATCCAAGCATTTGGATTCAAGGTCTTGTCTTCGCGCTTGGCCTGTTGGGCGGCTTTTGCTGCGGCAATTTCTGCCTCAGTCAAATCACCTGCGGCGCGACGAGCGGCGGCACGAGCGTTGTACCCGGCTTGGGTCATTTTGCCGACGTAGCCCGGAACACTCAAGCCAGCAGTGGCATTCATGATGTTGCTTGCGTTTCGGCCAGCTTCAGAGCTGTCGATCTTTTCGCCACTGACAGGAGCGTACTTGCCTTTGTCGGACGGAATCTGGGCAACTCGTTCGTCCAGAGTCATGGCCTTGTTTGTCTTGGGAGCGCGAGCAGCCAGACGAGAGGTCTCGTCACCGGTGTCGGTGGGGGAGTAGCGAACGCCACGAGGACCGCCGGTCGCACGAATCTTTGCCTCTTCATCACGAGACATCATCTTCGGCGCGGCTTTTTTGGGGGCGGCGGAGCGCGTTGCGGCCTTGGGTGCTGAGGCGGCTTTAGGACTTCCCAGACCAACGTTCTTCTCGATTTCCAAATCGCTGGCATCAGCTTCTGCGCTCTTCGCCATGCTGGTCATTGAGCGGCCAAGATCAACATCCTCTTGATCACGAAGATCGGCGAGGGTGCTTTTCTCTTCCACCGGTGCCATGTTTTTGCCATCCTTACCTTTGGACAGCGCATAGCCCAACGCACCAAGTGCGGCGAGGCCAGCTAAATTTGCGTTGCGTCGTGCCATGTCTTACTCCTTAGCAGTAGCCGCCTTTTTTCATGCCCAGAGGCTTGCTCTTGGACATGGCGGGTTGTGCGGCCTTGGTCTTGCCGCGCTGGGCGATGCCGTCAGCAGCCTTGTGACCGCCAGCCAGACCGCCTTTTGCCATCTTGACCATCTCAGCGCCGCGCTTGGCTTGCTTCTGGACAGCATGCTCACCCTTGGAGGGGATGCGACCACCAGCCTTCATGCCGTACTCGGCTTTCTCATGCTTGATCATGGACTTGGGAGCGCCCTTCTTTTCCATGAAGGCGATCTCTTTTTTCGCCATAGCTTTGGATTCTTTCATTTGACCACCTTTTGCAAAGAGTTCGCCCTTGCCTTGATTGGTCTTTGGGCGGTTGACGACCTGAGAGTCTGAACGAGACCCTCCTCCAAACTTCTTCCCCTTGTCTGCGGCCAAAAAATCCTTGCCGACAGACTGCGGGATACCAAGCTGTTTCGACTTGGCGGGGTTGTTTGCAACCATCGCCATCATGTTGTGTTGTTTCTGGCTAACCGAGGGCACTTCTCTGCTCCTTCATGAAGTCGTCTATCTTCTTCTCAAGCCGGTCCAGCCGGTCCAAAACGCGATTGATGTCCGTGTGGACCTCGGTTTTGGTGACGTACTCCTTGGCAATTTCTTCCCGGGTACGATTCAGAAGGATCGAGATACGCTGAAGCTCGGCAGACTTCTCCCTCAGACTCCATCCGAGGAGGCCGAGGAATGCTGTCAGGATGCCGTTCCACACCATCAGTTCCATTTAAACCATCCGTCCTTTGGTTTTGCCCTTGGTGGCGCAACCGTCTGCGGCAGTGACGTATCCACCATCAGCGCAGTTCCAAGCCCGCAGGGACTTGTTGATGCGGCTATCCGGGTCGTTGGCCGTCTTTGCAGAGGTCAGCTTGGCTTTCATGCCTTTCATCCGGGCACAGAAAGAGTCGCGGCGTGGACCGCCCTCTGGCTGTGGGGCCTTGAGGCCCGGCTTCCCCGGATTTGCGCGGTTGTAGGAGGCTCGCCCCTTGGCGTTCAATCCGCCCTCGGGGTTCTTGCCTTCCGTACGTTGCCATGCTGCGCTCTTAGCCATAGTACACCATTGCCGTAACGCTAGGGCCAGTTCCAAAGAAAATGCCGTTGGGGAAAAGAATACCTTCCCCCGGAACCAAAACAGACAGGCCAACCGTGCTGTAAGTGTCCAGCTCCATGTAGATCGTCGGGTAGACATTCACATTGCCAGAGGTCGAGACCGAGTTGACTGTGGTCACGCTGAAGCTGTTGGCGTCGATGTACGTGATGTCGTACACGCCGTCACGGCTCGTGCCCGTCAGGAAATCTACAAACACACGTTGGCCGTTGGTCAAACCGTGATTTGTGATGCTGATGGTTGCAGTCGTGCCCGTCTGGCTGTATGTTCCAGAAACAACAGTGGTCGGGTCACACGCAGCCACGTTACGCAAGGAGGACGTGCCCGAAGTCACGACGCAACCCTTGAGCCTAGCACGCAAAGGCGTAACCAGTATGCCGGAGCTTTTTACGTAGGCTGATTTAACGTCCGTTTGCATCATGGCCGCATCCTTTATCCGTAAAAGATAGTGGTCGTCACAGATGCTGACGGGAGATAAACGTAAATACCATTCTTGGCAAGAACGCCCTCGCCGGGGATCAGAGTGTAGAACGAAGTGCCCGTAGAGCAGTCCAACTCAGTCAGAAGGTCCGTGTACAAACTCATGTTGCCGCTGGTAGTCAACGTGGCCGTCGTCACCGTGAAGGTGGTCGGAGTGGGCGTTGTCTGCACCAAGTAAGCATCGCTTACAAAGGTGCCGCTGCTTGCAACCAGAAGAACGCGACTAGAGCCCGCAGTCAATCCGTGCGCCGTTGGCGTGGTCACCGTGCAAACGGTGGTTCCGGGAATGTCATACGTGACCGCAATCGCAACGTTGTCAACAATAGTTGTGTTGATGGTTACTGACGTAGAGGGAGACACCACAACGCCCTTAAGGCGCGTGCGGTAGTTCACCGCTACACCTGATGTGGTGTTGTGGAACGA